GGTAGAGACAGTCAAGGAAAAATACGGATAGGATTTGTGAACCTTTTGAAACACGATATTGAACGAGTACTTGATGATGGCGGTGATACTTTCGGTTGGTATTTGCGTCACAAAGTAGACGGTAAGACAATAGAAGAATACTTCGGAAAAGACAAATATTGGCGCAGAATTGACGACGTGCTTGTGTTTGAAACTTCTAATGATTATGGCATCCCCTGGCTCTTCATAATTGCTAACAAACCTTCTCTTAATCATGACTTCCTCGGAATTGGTGAATGGGAAGCATATCGACAGACAGTTGATGAAATCAATTCTTCACTTTCACGTATGGCTGCAATAGAAGATATATACGCAACTCCACGTTTTATCGTTACAGGAGCTGCATCTATTCAAGTGAAGAAGGAAGATAGGCTTTGGGCGCTTCCAAACGAAGCAGGAGAAATCAAGATACTTGAGTATCAGGGAAATATTCTTGACTCTATACTTCGAAAAGTCGAAATGCTTGAAAATAGTTTGAAACAAAAAGCACCTGAGCTTATGTTGAATGATTTAGGAAATATATCGGGATACGCTTTGAGATTGAAAATGCAAAAGCTTGAGAAAAAGATTTTGAAATTGAGAAATACCTACTTCAGGAAGTTTGAAGAAATCTTTGGTTTGATATATCAGATGGCAACTGGGTTTGATTATAATGAAATTTATTATACTTCTGATTTAGTCATACCTGCAAATGAAGAGGAATTGATGAAGAAATTGACTTCGCTGCGAGCTATGGGTTTGGTTAGCACAAAGACTGTACTAACTGAGCTGGGATATGATTTTGATGAGGAGCAAGAGTTATTAAAAGATGAAGATACGTTCATAAATCTTAATGCACCTATTACAGGGTGGTAGGAATGGATGTATATTGGAAAAACTTAAACAATTTTAGCAAACAATTTTTGCGTAAACTTATGCGAAGTCAACAGGAGTATATAAGACAATTAGAGAGTATACTTGATAGCGAGAAAGTGCCAAATCTCGCGGAAATTCAAGATAAGGTAGCAAGAGCGAAAGAAATCAATAATCAAGTATATGCAGATATAAAAAAAGTTTATGCTGATTTTCATGAAAAAGTATTTGATACAACGCTTAGAACTTTGTATAAGACAGAAAAGATTGCAGGGAATTTTGATAAAATCTCATATAGCAGATTAGAACAGTTGAAGAGGGCAGGACTACAATTTTTGGACAACTACACACAAGATATGGTACAATTAGTTCAAGACCAACTATATATAGCGTATATGAACGGGGAAAGTTTTGAAGAGGCGTATAGAAGAATACAACCGTATGGGAACAATAAAGCGAGACCAAGCGTGATGATACGGGACCAAATGGCGAGGATATCGCAGATAGCAGTGCAGGAAGGGTATAAAGCTGCATACAATGCAAAAAAATATGAGTATTATTGGGAAGGTCCGGATGATGAGCGTACTACGGATATTTGTAAAGAAAGGAAAGCAAAAAATCCGTATACGTATGAAGAAATGATAGACTTAAACCCACATCCACATATACAATGCAGGCACAGGTGGGTTAGAAGATTAAAAGAAGATTAAGGAGGAATAGAAAATGGCAGAAGAGAAAAAGGGGCAACAAGTTGACACTTTGACTATGAATGGAGCACAAATTGCAGAGGGCCAAGTTGTTGAACCTATTCAAGAGCAAAAAGTCGAACAGAAACAAGAATCTGAGAACTCCACACTTGAATTTTTACGAAAACAAGCGGAGGGCTTAGGTTTAGATGCGTTAAAAATTTCTACGGCGGATGAACAGAAGCTTTTACAAATGATACTTGACAAACGTGCACAACAAGCTGTAGAGACGCATAAACGGAAAGAAGAACAAAGAAGAGAAGAAGAAGAATTGCGAAAGAAAGGTGAATTCGAGAAGCTTTTACGACAAGAGAGGAAAGAACACTTGTCAGACTTTTTAGAAACAAAGCTTGAAGCGTATAATTTGAAAGGACTAAAAGAGTATATAAACTTAGACCCGCTTGTGGATGAAGACAAAGCAGAAGCAAAAAACAAAATAAGTACGATGGTTGAGAGTATTAGCCAATATATAGCTGCAGAAGTCGACAAGCGAGTGAAAGAGAAAATGGCTGAAAAAGAGAAAGGCACGTTTGCGCCTGTAGCTCAAGAGAAGGGCTCGAAAACAAACGATGAACTTTCAAAAATACAAGAAAGACTTGAAGGGAAAATTTAAAAAGAAAAGGAGTGATGATTAATGGCAAAAGTAGGACAAATAACAACTTACGATGTAGTTGAAAATATAATTGATTTTAGTGACATTTTGAACGAAAAGAAAATGCCTTCTACACCATTGCTGAACAAGATAGGTATACTGAACGAACCTGTGTATTCAACTACTTATCAATGGTATGACGAGGCATTCCCAATTTTAAACACAGCGGTAAAAACGGCATATGATGCTGATACGGCAAATGGAGTATTAGAAGTAGATTCAACGGTTGGAATAATGGTAAATTCCATAATAAAAGTAAATGCTGTATTGTATAGGGTAACTGAGGTAACTGACGGAACTAAATTGAAAGTTACTCCAATTTCAGGAGCAGATGAAGACCATGAAGTTGATGATATTGTCACAATAGTTTCGAATTCAGCTCTTGAAGGAGCGGATTACGAAGACGGGCATTATAATCCACTTATAGAAAGGGAAAATTATACTCAAATTTTCAAAGATTATGTAAAAATAACTGGGACTCAAGACGCTGTACGTAGAAAAGTGCGAGGAGCCATATTGGCTCAAGAGATTGATAATAAGATGAAAAGACTTAGAGTTATGCTTGAAAGGGCTGCATGGCTGGGAATAAGGTCAAAGCCTAATATTAATGATGCTCCTCGACTTATGGGTGGTATTGACTGGTTTATAACAAACAATTCAACGGGTATTATAGCTACTTCAGATTTAAGTGGGACAACTCCAAATTTTGAAGCAGATTTTAAAGCTTTTCTTGGACAAATATATGATGTAAGAGGTAGCGTAAATGAGGCATGGATGAACCCTGTGACGATGGAGTATTTCTTAGCTCTCGGTGTTGACCAATATTCTGAACAAGCTGGAAGAAATGTAAAAATGTATGTTTCACAATACGGTGAGACTGCATTGAATATGTCTCCTGATATCCCACCAAATGTTATATACGTTGTAGATACCTCAAATATAAAAATAAGACCACTTGTAAACAGACAATTCCAGTTTGAAGAGCTTGCAAAAACTGGTGACTCTGTGAAAGGGCAGTTAATTGGTGAATACACTCTTGAGTTTAGAAATCCTGATTTGGCTGGGAAGTTAACAATAACACCTGCAAGCTAAAAGGAGGTAAAATAAATGCCTAAATACATAATCAAGGATGGCAAAGCAATACGGGTTGATAAGATACCAAAACCTGAAGTAAAAAAAGAAGAGCCGAAAGAGCCAGAAGTAGTAGAAGAAGTTGAAGAAAAAGCTTTTGATGAAGAAAAATATTTGAACGAATATACCCTCAAAGAATTGAAAGAAATAGCTGAAAAATATGGTATAGAAGTTGAGAAAAAGACAAAAAAAGAATTGGTTGAGGAAATAAAAGAAAAAGTAGGTGGGTAATATGACTAATATTGAATATCTGCGTTTCCTTATATCTGATAGAGACCCAATTGACCAGTTATTTACAGATGAGGAATTAGACGCTATTATCAAACAAAACACAGTCTACAAAGTGATAGAGCCAAAGAAAATAGACGATACACACTTCAATATCGGATATAAAATGATAGATGAAGAGTATGACGTTGAATTCGTCAATGCAAGCAATATTCCAATATTGGCAACAATAGACCGAGCAACTGGTGAAGTAGTCACTGATACAGAGCAATATCGTATCAAAGTGAAAGCAAGAGTTGTTTTGTGGAATGAAGTTGTAGCTGATATATATGAAGCAATTGCTGCAGACTTTCGGAAACTATCATCGTATTCAACATCTATCAACCAACAAAACTACGATGATACGAAGGCTATATTGCTTAGAATGGCAAAATCAAAACGAACAGTGAAGGGAATGCAGATATGAATATCACTATACCACCTGAAGAACTTGAAAGATTGCGTAAAAAGTTCGATAGTAAAATTTTTAGGGCAAAAGTAGAAGAAGCGCTCGAAGCAGCGAGTGCAGAGCTTGAAGCAGACGTTGTGAAAAACATAAATGAATACGGGATAACAAATACAGGTAGATTAGCGCAATCTATATATTCTCGAAAAATTGATGATTTGACATATGAGGTCGCTACCGATGTTAGATACGCCCCCTTCGTGGAATACGGAACGCGGCCTCATTTCCCCGATTATCAAAGTATTTATACGTGGGTTGGACAAAAGTTAGGAATACATGGGAAGAGTCAAAGTCAAGTAGCGTGGGCAGTTGTAGACAAAATATCAAGGAAAGGTACAGAAGCGAGAAACTATTTTAAAGATGCGTATGAAAATTTTGATTTTAAACAAACTATAGACCGACTCGAGAGGAGTTGGGCAAATGATTGAGAAAATAGATGAACTGAAAACAGCAATATCAGGCCTTTTTGATACAGTTGAGATAAATACTGATACAGTTTTAAGTCGAGAAAACACAGCGGTTATTTACGTAGAAGGATTCAATATCAGTTTTAAAACATATCATCTCAAAGATATTGAGCAGCAGGTTGCAATCATATTCAACGTAAAAAGTACTGCTGAAGAAGCTTTGGAGAAAATCGATACAAAGCTTGATGAATTGGTAGAAAAAATATTTGAAGTATTCGACCAAGTGTTGAATATAGATATCAAGCTTAGTTACGTGGCAAACAGGAATTTAATGTTTGCACAAATGAAATTTACCGCAAGGTAAAGGAGGAATGAAAATATGGCATTATATACAGGTGCGAAATCATCGCTGAAGTTAGGAGTAGAAACTGCTTTTGGTTCTCAAGCGACTTTGAAATACAAAATACCGTTTACAAGCGAGAGCTTGAACTATACGCTTGAAACAATCAAGTCTGAAGCGTTACTCGGACTACGTGGAACAAAGTCAATAGCTCCGGGCAAGATAGGAGCGAGTGGAAGTGTGAGTTTGGAAATGTACCCGTCATCAATTGGTGTATTGTTTTATTTAGCTTTAGGAAAAGCAACAGCAAATACAGACCACACTCTTATAGAGCCCATTGGAGTTACTGAAGACCTCCCATCCGCAACGATAGAAGTAGACCATGCGGGAGAAAAATTTTTGTTTCTTGGACAAAAAGTTAATTCATTGACGATGACTGCAAATGTAGACAGTATAGCGAATCTTACTGTGGATTTTGTAGGTAAAAAAGCAACAACAGGTGCAGGAACAGAAGAACCCACTATGGTTGAAATAGACGACGATCCGTTTTTTTTCAAAGAGATATTGCTGTATGATGACGAAGACTTGAGTATATCTGTGGATACCATGTCTGAATTGACTTTGAATATAGCGAATAATCTCAACGAAGACGACTATAGACTAGACGGTACAGGCGAACGAAAAACGATAGAGCCAGGACAGTTAGAAATTACAGGTAGCATGAATATCATATTTGACGAAAACTTGCTAACAGGTAAATACAAAGATTTTGTGGAATTTAATGATATTTCAATAGGTGCAAAGTTTGAAAAAGCGTCTGGAGAAAAGTTCACAATTGTTTTGCCTCGTGTGAAACTCACAAATCTCACACACGATATTGATGGACCTGGCACAATTACTGTTTCTGCAGATTATGAGGCTGTACTAAACAGTGAAGGAAAAATAATCGAGGTTAAGGATTATACTGTGGTAGTAACTGATGGAAGTTATTAAGGAGGTATTGAACATGGGTTTTTTTATAGATGAAACAAAGACTGAGAAGATATACTTTGATGACAAAATGAATGTGACAAGCAAAAAAACTGACAATTGGGTTGAAATACAGTCAGAGCCGAGCTTTGCGTTAATTGAAGAAATACGAAAAGCAATTCAACCAAAGGCAGTTAAAATAAACAGCAAAACTAACGATATAATCGTTGATACAGAAAATATAGCAAACATTGACATGAAACTGTTGATAAGCTTGATAAAAAACTGGTCTTCAAATGAACCAAAAGAAAATTTGATGAAGAACGGGAATCCGAGATTTATAAGGAATCTTTGGAATGAAATCTTGAAGAGATACGAAGTCAGTCCAAATGATATTGTGTCATGACGGAGAGTTCATTATATTTAAGGAAGATACTGTTCAAACAATAATAATGAGGGAACAAAGAAAAAATAGGCTTGAGGTGATTAGATTGCTAATTGAAGATTGGAGTTTAACTGAAGATTTGAACCTCCAAAATATAGCAAAACTCAAGCCTTTTTTGTTAAATGAAATGCTGAAACAAGCTATTATTCCGTATAATAATATAATAAATTATTCACAAGCTAAGTTAAAAAACTTTATTCGAAGCACGTTTTCAGGTGCAAGAGTTGATTTTAGCTTGCTTGAAGATGAAGTACAAAACACAGTTTATACTGCTCTTTCATACGCTCAAAATATGTTTGACCATCGAGGAAATATGATATTACTACCGTATTCGGGAGGTATTCAAGAACAACCTGCGAGTATTATGTATGTATTGAGTATATACAGGAATATTCTGATAGAACAAATCAACAAAAATAATAAGCGAAAGAAGTGATATAGATGTCTGCTACGACTGCAACGTTGAGTATGATTATATCGGCAAAAGACTATGCGACAAGTACTTTGAACAGTGTCGGTGGCAGTTTAAACACGCTTGAAAAGAACGTTCAAAAGCTTAATAAACAGTTTCAATCGTTCCAAGCAGGTATAAATCAAATTTCTAGAACTGCAAAAATTGCCTTCGGGGCGATAACTGCGGGAGTATCGGCAATTGCTTATTTTGGGCAAGAGACAGAGAATGCTATAGCAAATGCTTCAACGATGTATGAAGTTTCATCTGCAGATTTCAAGAAATATCTTGTTGATGATGTATCTTATTATGCGAAGAAATATGCTCAAAGTCTGAAAGATATGTGGGACGCTGTATATGCTTTTGGAAGTGCTGGAGCAGAACTTGAAGATGTTCCGTTTCTTTTAGACCGAGTTTCAAAAGCTGCGGTAGCTGGTGGAGTTAGCACTGAGACAGCGTTTACGGGAGCGATAAAGCAAATTAAAGGTTTTGGGCTTGATATGGCAGATATTGAGAAAGTATTTGCAGTACAGTTTCAAGCTGTGAAATACGGGTTATTGACGTACGAAGAACTTGCGTATACTATCCCGCAAATTGCCAGTGCCGCAAGGACTTTAGGGGAAGATTGGAAAGATGCTACAGCTACGTTCGCTGCTCTTACACGTTATATGCCTTCTGCAGACCAAGCCGCGACTTCACTTAGAGCTGCTTATACTGAATTGACGAAAAAAACGAAAGAGCTTAATCAAGCAGGGATAAAACTTTATGAAGGCGGGCAATTCATAGGGTTTGTGAATGTACTTGAGCAAATGACGAATTTGTTAAAGGGCAAGACAAACGAAGAAGTAGCAGAATTCATCAATTCTCTAGGACTCACGGAAATGGCGAATAAAGCTATAATAAATCTTGTAAACAATTTTGATGAGCTTAATGAAATAGTTTCAAATACTACTGATGATGTATCTGTCTTGAATGAAATGTTTGAGAAACAAATAAATACATTTGCATTTCAATTCAGACGTTTTATGGTTATTTTGAACGATTTGAAACAAGCTATTTATGATGCTTTTGCGAGTACACTTGGAGATTTGTTAATAAAAGCAGGTAGATGGGTTCAAGGGTTGACGGAATGGATAAAACAAAACAAAGAAGCGCTGGTAGAATTGACCGCGGCTGTTTTGAGATTGTTGTCGATTGTTATAGGTTTTAGCTTTTTACTTAATATGTTTTCAAAGCTGGGTGGAGTATTAGAAGCGCTTAAAAATCCATTCACATGGTTATTTGTTGCGCTAGGTGTTTTGTTTGC